AAGTCACTCATTTTGTTTACTCCTTAAATCTTAGATGTAAAGACTGGGGTCAAAGTTTGTCGGCACATATCCAGCAGCCTTGATGCTTAGAAGGTAAGAGCCTGCAGCTCGACCTCCTTTAGTCTTCAAGATATTCTGGTACTTCCCAACATAGTATTCAAAGCGCGAATCCTTGAGGGTCGTTTTACCAGCATCGCTTGTGTTCAAGCCAGGGGTACCGCTCTCACTAGGATTTTCAACAGTTTCTTGTTCTTTAACATTCTCGGTAGAAGTGTCTTTTGCGTCAAGTCCTTCCGCATCAGAAACCGAGTTTTTTTCCTCTTTTGTATCTTCCACTTCTTTCTTGGAGTCAGAAAGCAAACGTGCATAATCTTGCTTGATTGCTTCTAGCTGATCCTTCAAAGACTGGATCTCTGCCTTAAGGGCCTCATCCGATACAACCTTGGTAAAATACTCTTCGGCCTTGGCTAGAGAATCACTCAGAGCCTCACGTTCAACCTTACAGTCAAACAAATCGAGCATCTCCTTGACTCCCTCAAGGTCCTCTACACAATAGACCATGAGCTCTTCAGAGTCTGCTACCAAAGCAAAGCCCGTAGAAGTAGCATCCTTGGTGGTCTTGAATCTCTTTTGATACGCCGTGTCAAGCTTGCTAAACGAAGGCTTGGCAGCCTCCTGCGCAGTCTCAACGGGCTTAGCCATACGGGCAGCTACTTTCTCTACAATAGAGTTGAGCGCCTCTTCGCTAATGTCCATGATTTCATCTCCTGGTAGTTCGTTATAGGTAGCTTCGTAAGAAATATCTTCCAAGTCAAAGAAATTCACTTCTTCGACTTCTCCGTTCTCACTATCTTCAAATGAAATGTTGAAAACAACAGAGGTGTCATTCCCAGGAGTATTCACTGTGGAAACTTCTTTTCCATAAAGATTCCCGCAGATCATTACAGGGATGTTACCTTTCTTGTCCTTCATACCATGTTTGTGTTGGCATTTCTGTCCCTGCATTCTGTCAGCGCCACACTCTCCACAAGCGTATGAGTCTGTATCTGAAGATTGCGAGAAGGTCAGGTAACGCTCATCTAGAATCTTTTCTGCAGCATTACGGTCCTTGATGTCTAGAGTGGCCACAAGGTCACCTAGCCCCGGCCAACTCCTGTCATTGAGGAGCCGATAACGGTTCATAATCTGCTGCACTTCTTTAGGAGTGCCGTTGTTCACTACATGAACAAACTCTTTATACTCCTTGTCTGTCGTGAAGAACTTCTTCGCTGCTGGGTTTGCCTTCCATTCCACCGATCGGATTCTACCAATAGGCTCCGAGTTCTCATTGTGGTTGATTAGGATTGGCTTTTTGTAGGGTTTAGTCCAAGAATCGATACCGCCAATATGGCCGCTAGGACGATAAATGCGCTTGTTAATCATCTTGGCTGAAGTAGATAGGACGATATCTACCGACAAACCCTTCTTACTTCCGCGGGCTTCATCAAATAGGAAATCTAGGATTTCCCCGGTATCCTTATCTGCTAGCTCAGGGAACCGAGCAGATACAACATCAATAAGGTTACTCTTCATCTTGAATCCTCCAAAGCATGCTATCTGCGATTGCTTGCAAGTCGTCATAAGTGTCTTTCATTAACTGGTACCTATTCCAAACCATATCTTTCCAAGCTTGGAATTCTGGCTTTTGAGTTAAATCATCACTTACGATTATACGTTGTTCGCTTGGGAATTCTACATCTCGTGTTGTTTTAGCTGCGGCTCTAGATCCATACTGGTTAGCAGGGCGAGTCTTATTGGCGTTAGTCTTGCTTTTCTTTGTGGCCGGTCTTCCTGACTTCGCTTTGGCGGCAGCAGTCTTAGCTTTGGCTGCTGTCTGAGCTGCCTGCTTCTGGATCTTTAGCTCTTCTTCACCACGCTTCTCTTCTTTCTTAACGGCCTGAGGGGTTAGATTAGACGCAGGAGCATTGGCCAAAGCCTCTCCAGCAGCAAAGGGAATCGTCGCGCTCTTAAGTAGAGCAGCTGGTTCACCAAACAGAGCATGATGCGTACGCTTCAAATCCTCTTCAGAGAATGGCCTATCGCCAAGAGCAATCTTAGCTTCTTCGACTGTCATAAGATTGGCTGCCCATTTCTGGATAATCTGGTTTTCATCAGCTCGACGCTCTTCCTTATCAATGACGCCAAACTTGATGCTAACTTTCTCTTCTTCCTCGAAGATGTCATATCCACCTTCAAGTAGGATTTCGTCGATCACGTAAGCGTTGAATTGGATAGCGTACTCGATAGCAAGCGCCTCGATATCTAGCAGCATGCCCTTAGAAAGAGTAGAGGCCGTAGACCTATTAGCAGAGTCTCCTTCTCCCATATCAAGTGCAGACGTACCTAGAGAGGCAAATGCGCGGCTTTTAAAATGATCGATATAGTAGTCAATCCGCAGAGACCTGCCTTCACTACCAATAGCCTGGATCTTGTGCCTATGGTCTGTAACCAACACACCTCCTGGAGGCATGTGCTTTACCTTATGGGCCACCTTAGAAGTCTCTTTAATACCATCAGGAGAGACACGCTCAGGCATCTCGTCAGTACCAACAGTATAGTGGAATACAGGGAAGAGGTTTGTTTCAATCAAATCCTGGATGTTTTCTTCGACACGACGCAAGATTTGGATATCATCAATAGCTGGAATTAGCTCAGGCGTACCTAGAAAGAAGCCGGGACTCCTATTCGTACAGAAATGCACAATGTCTTTAGCTGGAAAGATCTTTTCGTTGCCCGTAGGCATAAGCTGCTTTACTTCGATCAGCTCACCGTTTGGTTTGGCTCTGAACCTCAGAGTCTCAATTGGTAGAACATGATAACCAGCTACCGGTTGCATCTCTGCGCCACTAGGTAACTTTCTTGGTTTTGCTGAGCTTTTGTTCTCACTACGAGTTTTGACTACGATGCAGTTATTGTAGCGCGCCAAATCAAACAAGTGAGAGTACACCATCATAGATGTCGGGATATTCGTAGCCCCAGCAATCTCACGCAGACGCATCTTAACGTAGTCTGCCTTTTCTGAATCCTTGGAGCTAATGGTAAAGCCGGCCACCATTAGCCTGTTTACCTTTTTGCGAATAGACCTAGAGAAATAGCCATCAGAATGTTGGGCTACTTGAATCTCTCTAAAGTCATACTCTGCACTGAAGAACTGTTCCTTTGCATACTTCTCAGTGTACGAAAAGGGTTTAGGCTTAACACTACCAAGTACCTGAAAGGAATCCGCGTCAGAGAGATAGCCTTCATCTTCTCTACGGGCAGCAAAGTTTCTAATTGCTAGGGCTACAGAAGGTTTCATGTTCTATTCTCCGTTAGTTCGGAAATCCATTTGCTAAGCATAACAGACTCTTGTGGATCTCGACTACTAATGCAGGCCGATAGAGGTAGAGTGTGGCCGCTCACTGTTACAGTCCCCTCTTTGGCACTGGATGTTGGATCGACAAAACGCTTAAGCGCATCCTCAAGCTTATCTGGATGTTCCTCTACAAACTGACACCAGTCTGTAACGTCTTTGTTCTCTTTGATCAAGTTGATAATCATCACCACGAATCTGATGATGCTCAGAATCAAAAGCATAAACCCATATGCTTCTAGCTGCACACTAAGCCCACCAGCAACCAATCCTTTGATACTTCTTAGAGACGCAAGAATCTCATTGAAGAAGTCACTAACGTTATCTTTAGCTTCAGCAATAGCCGACACAAACTTGTTAAAGAACAAATCGTCCGTAGCTGGTTTCTGAATCGCTTCTTTCATGGTTCTAGCTGAAGTGAACTCTGCTCCAGAGATGAACTCTTTCCATGGGTTGAGTGTTTTAGTGCCATCTGGAATGCCAGTCATGTTCTTGCCGTCAATCAGCTGGTCTGTTCTTACGAACTTCTTCTTGGCTCCGTCCCAATATAGGCCCGTAAAGACAAGCTTGGCTTCTGCGTTAGGTAGGATTTCGCCGCCTTTAATTTCCTTCAAGCGCTGCAGGAATTCTTCCTTAGCGGCCTTCATAGTAGCGTAAGTGTCTTTCGCTTGGTACTCGACAGTTGACAAGGTCATAAAGATGCCCTCTAAGCAATCAAGCGGATTTAACACTACCCCAGCAATCTGCTGAATCAAACTAGATAGCGCATCTACAATAAAGTTGATGATTGGTCCGAGTAATACTGTCCAATCGAGCTTAGCCGATAGAGCGAACGTCAGATACTTAGTGAATAGCATCTTCAGAGCCATCAACAAAGCAATCCAATCAGCAGGACAAACGAGTGTAAACCAGTTCATCCAACGACAGAAGTTACGCAAGAAATTGACAGGATTAGTTAGTTCTTCTAGTTCATCTAAAATCTGGTTGATGTCATTTAGCAAGCTAAAGATTGGTCCCAATAAATCAACTAATGGGATTTGCCAATTGAAATTAATGCGTGTGTTACAGTTCCAACATTCTGCCATGTAGGCTTCGAACTTGGCTGCGTCTGCAGGCGACATACCAAGAAGGCTGCCATAATCTGCTCCAAGGTTAAGAGACCCGCCGCCAATCTCAAAAGAGGCTGTTGGGATCGCATTATCTTGGTTCAGAGTGAATCCGTCATTCTCTCCAGGTACGTAGCTGGCTGTCAGTGTAGAGTCGGCTGTATCGTCTTGTGAGCCCGTAGGAGAAGGAACCCCGCTCTTGGAGCTATAGCCAGGAGGAGTGCCAATCTTCTTCATACGATCAAGTGACTCATCCGTACCCTGAAGGATTGTTCTGAATCCTTCAATTGGTCCCTGCATAGACATAATGATGCCTTCCCTTGTTTCTGATTCAAGGGCCGCTGTCTCGAATGCATCAATCAACAACACAATATTGTTGTATGTCTCTTGATCGTACAAATCTGCGATAATCATTAGTCGTCATCCATTTTAATTAAGTCTTCGCGGATCATCTTTCCGCCCTGCCCACGTTCTACAAGGTCAGCGTACGTGTGAGCCAGAGCTCTAGCTTCTCCGTCATAACGAAAATCTGTGATTGGTGCAGAGACGCCCAATTCCTGAGCAAAACTTCTTAGGATCGCTTCCAAATCAGCTCGAGTAACAAAATCCCTCCCAATCTTAGGGAACAGGATCTTGTAACCTTCTTCTCTGTACTTGTTAGCAGAAAAGCCATCCTCGTTACGGGCAGCCTTACTTAGAAAGCTCATGTATTCCCCCAATCGCCCTTCACATACTCTTCAGTACTCTCTTTATCTAGCTTAGCTTTTAATGCTTTTAGCTCTTTGTACATCTGATATGTGATAGCGTCTTTGGCTTCACCATATAGTTGTCTTGTTGCTGTCCTGAGATTTCTACGTTTAGAGATATTTAGTTTGTAGCCAATCTTGCTTTGTTCAGATAGCTGTAGGTCTAGGCCGTTAGAGAAAGCGGTGAGGCGCTCCATAGTCTGCCTTACTTGCATTTTGGCGTCGTCAATTAGCTTTGCTTGTTCGATTGATTCTTCTAAGGACAACGCTTTAATTGGCCCAGCTTTTTCAGTCGAAGCTTCCTCCAAACGCTTATTGAGCTTTGCGGCGACATCTTCTCCGCTCGCCTTGCCTCCCCTAACGGCCTCATTCAAACTACCAAAATCAGGCTGTAAATCAGGAGGATTGAACCCTTTAAAGATCTTTTCAAATGACATCAGCTACCTACTACTTTCTCTTGTGCGGAAAGAGTAAGTACATAGTTATTCCGATACTGAGCTGGAGTGCGACCAGGCACAAAAACCCTAAGCCAAACTGAAAGCAAAGTAGTAGTGTCTCCAGCATCTGTATCTCCTAAGGACCCAAGAACAACTGGCGCCATATTGGTTGCGGCGTCCCATTCTTTCTCAGTAGGTCTACGTGAACCAGGAATCAACTTAAACGACCAACCACTAGTCCCATACTCTCCAGTGACATCATAAGATCCTGAAGATGTAAGTTGAACTTGGATCTGTTGGTAGTAGTGGTTCGCGCTGTCATTCCTAACAAAGAATTGAACTTCAGAAGCATCTCCATAGTATCCATTATGGGCAGTCCACAAAGGATTGCTACTAGAGAGCTCATCAAAATTAGTATCGAAGAATTTAAGACTCATTATCCACCAAACCTATTGCCCCTAGTAGAGTTGAGGCCCTGAGCACGGTTTCTGTTTGTACCAAACATACCACCACCAAGCATAGCACCAGTAGCAAAGAGAGCAGCTCTAGCTTCGGCGCTTTCAATGCCACGAGCTGTTTGCACAGCCTTACCTGCAAACTCAGTACCAAAGTCGAAGTTCTTGCTTACAGCTTGTCCCCATTCAGCGACGCCACTAATCATTCCTCTACTAGCAACTCCGGATACCACAGCACCACCAGCAGCACCAAAAGTAGCTCCTTTAGCAAAGGTCCATACTCCACGGTTCTCTTCAGTAGAGCCAATCCAAGCGGTACCACCACCAACAAGAGCCCCACCAACTACAGCGTTAGCGGAACCAAAGCCCATAGCGGGAGTATAAGTATCTGGTACTGGATCTGACGGCCTTATCGGCATTGGAGCAGGCTTTTTTGTAGAGTATTTGCCTTTTGAACGCACCAAGTCGAAATTGCTAACTGTTCCGCTTGCTACTCTTCCTAGATAAGAGGTTTTTTGAGGTTTTGGCGCTCTCTTCCTTTTGTAATCTGTTTTAAACTCTCCAGGTGCATCCAGATAAGAATCGTCATAAGACTCTGGAGTCTCTTTAGGAGGAGTTTTACTGAGTGGGGCCGGACGATTTGCAGCTGGCTTTTTTTGAGCGTAGTTGCCTCTGAGGAGACTAACGTTTCTGTTTGCAACTTCTCCGCTTGCCACTCTTCCTAGATAAGAGGTTTTTTGAGGTTTTGGCGCTCTTTTTCTTTTGTAGTCTGTCCTAAATTCTCCAGGTGCATCTAAGTAAGAGTCGTCATACGAACCTGGCGTAGGACGATTAAGACGGCTCATTTCACTAGAATCCAAATATTTTGGTGTATCATAGCCAAGTTGTTTCATTGTTGGCGAGAACGGCGCATCTAAGTAGGAGTCATCGTATGGTTTTAGAACTTCTTGTGGTTCCATATCATAACGCATTCTCGTAGAAGGCACAAAATCTGGAGCAGGCCTAGGGACTGGCACCGCATTTGGTCCGCCAAGTTTTGGTGCGGCAGCATCGAACAGACCTGCCAATCCTGTCCATTTACCTTTCATTATCTCCTCCCTAGAGGCTTACCGCCCCTGCGTGGTACAGCGTAAATATCGTTATCATCATTAAATGAATCACTATCTGGATCGTAACCTTTTGGTAAATTCTTATAGTACTCAGCTACTGTTTTTGGTGCGTTGTTTCTACGAGAAATACCTTGTTTCTTACTACCTTCATAGTCCAATTCATTCAACAGTGTACCATTGCCACCATAGATATTCAGGCCCGTAATAGAGACGCCTGCCTTCGCTACGTCTCTAATGAATTCTGCAGTACCGCTTAGGTCAGATTCGTTTTCCTTTCCTCTTTTCTCCAGTGTCTTGTCATCCACTACAGAGACGTTGCCATCTCCATACATGTTTGGTGAGTACTCCGATAGCTCAATGAACAACCCTCCAAGGGCCAACATCCAAGCATCTAGTCTATGGTCTCCGACCGTAGCGTTTTCGGGCCCGTAGATAGGACGATTGGTTTGTGGGTTACGCCTTACGATGATGTAGTTTCCAAGTTCGTTTTTTAGTTGCTCATCATCTTTAGGGAATACAAACTTTTCAT